GCCTTTTCCATCCTGTTTTCGTAGTTTCCGAAGAAGTAGTGCCTTGCTCTTATTCCGGGATGGTTGACTTTCTTTCTGAATATAAAGCCTTTAGATGTCGGAATTTTTAAGGCTTTTCTCTCTTTAGGTCTTATAACGTAAGGTCTCGTTCCGTATTCAAGGAACTTTCCGTATTCAAGGAAACTGTCTTTTCCTGCCCCGTAGATGACAACTCTTCTTTCTGATTCTGGAATTGCAGTGATGGATTGAAGCAGAAGACCTGTTCGGCTCTTGAAAAGCCGTTTCCTTCTAATATTTTCCTGAGTCTGTTCAACATAGGAGTTGCCGATAACCGATAGGGTTGCTCCCGCAAGCTCAAGAAGCCTGCGGGAGATTTTGGCAAAGTCAAAGTTTTGTTTTATTCTAACTTCAAGGCTCATCTTTACTCCACCTTGATGCTCTTAACTACAGCAACGGCGTGAGGAGAAAGCACCGTAAATCCGCAATACCATTCAAATCGGTAGCGGATAGCAAGCTTATCTTGGACCTCTCCAAGTTTCGTGTACTGGATTCCTGCTCCTCCGGTTCCACCATAGAGTCCTGTTACGCCGTCCGCAACGGAAAAGTGGAGAGCGTAAATCTCAGTTAAGACGTTTCCTTTAGAGTCGGTAGTAACTGGGACGAACTCACTTTGAAGAACTGGAACACCGTCAAAGGTCAAAATAGGTTTTCCAAAGTTTTTGAGCTGGAGCGTTGCAGCGTCCGTTCCGCCGCTTGTTTTCCTTAAAAGCTCTTTATAGGCTATGTAAGCTTTTGGATGCATCACTATTGCATCAACTCCGATTTTCATGAGGCTTAAAAGCTCGTCAAGCATTGAAAGGCTTAGCGGATTCTTTCCTGCATCTATGCTTCTTTGTAGACCTTTGGACTCTATACGAGCAACCTGCCTCTGGAGTCCGTCAAAGACTTTCGGATTTGTAGAGGAGTCGCCGGTGAACATCGCCCGCCTGTAGGCTCTGCTTATCGCTTTGATTTCTCCTTTTATGAACGGAAGAACCGGAGCTCCCTCAACTTCTGTGGAGAACTTCGGAATGTCTATGTTTCTTGCAATCACCTTTACAGTTTCAACGAACTGGTCAAGCTTTGTTCCTTCGCTTTGAGGAATAGTGTCGGCTGGGTCAATAAAGTCAGCTTCCGGTATTTCTTTTTCCCACGTTACCTTCAAGCCAGAACCTTCTACCTTTCTGAATGGTAAAACGTTGAAGATTTCGTCTGTAGAAACGATTGTTTCAACGACACCCTGAAGGATTTCATCTTGAACCTGTTTTCCAAGTTCTGTCATTAGTCCTGAAAGGATAGGGTCGGCCATTACTTACCTCCTTAACCAAGAAGTTTTGCGAGTTTTTCATCTGTTGACTTTTCTTTAGGCGGTTCTTTTGCTATACCTGCTCCAGAACCTTCCTTGTCAGATGCTCTAAAGAGGTAGGGCTTCTTCTCTTTGAGTTCTTTGAGAAACTCTTCTACAGGTTTTCCGTCAATAAAAACTTTGCCATCTTTGACATCTGCTTTTTCCTTAGCAAGGAGAACTACTACGTCCGGGTCTATAACGCCGAGCTTCGTAGCAGAGGCAACGATAGAGGCTCTTACCTTTTCGGTTCTGTAGGCAGTTTCAAGCTCCTTTAGTTGGCTTTGGAGTTTGTTTAGTTCTTCTTTCAGGTTCTTATCTTCTGGGAATTCCTTGGAAGCTTTCTCTGCTTTTTCTTTGAGAGCTTTGAGTTCGTCAAGGGAATTGAAACCAAGCTCTTTAAGCTTCTCTTGAAGAAGTTTTTCAGGGTCAACTGGTTGGGGCTGATTCTCGGGAGAGGGTTGAGTTTCGGGAGTAGTTTCATTTAGCTGATTTTGCTTCTTTTCTTCTGCCATAACACCCTCCGGGAGTGGTTTTAACTGATGCTAACTCCCGAAGAGTGGACAGGGTGGGCAAGGGTGGGCGGTTGAAATGGGTTTTGTGTTCATGGTGTGAAATTTTCACCTTTTCCCTCTTTTGGGAGGCTTTTTATCATTGTAGTCGTTTATTTCAAGCCTTTCTGTTCACTGTGGCGATAAAGAAAAGCCCGCACGGGGCGGGCGGAAGTTAAAAGTCTGTGTTGGAGACCTCGCTTACCGGGTCGGGAGTGAAAGAAGTTTCTTTGAGTTCTTTCAGGAGCTTTATCACTTCCGAGGCTTCTTTGACTGTCAGTTCTTTTGAGGATTCTTTGCCGTATCTTGACTTGATTAACTCCTTGAACCTCTCTTTATAATCCTCTTTCCACAGTTCCTTTGAAAGTGCAAAGAGGGTTTTCCTTTGCTTATCCGTTATCTTCGGTTCTTCCTTCTGCTTGCTTTCTGGATTTTTCTTCTCTTCTTCCTCTTTTCCTTCCTGAGTTTCTTCTTCGTCCCACGTGTATTCAGATTCATCTGATCCAGCTTCTTCAATTCTTTCCCCAGGGCCACCATTGACGCTATCACTAACGACTTCCAGTCCGCCAACCTCATTCGGAAACGCCTCCCTTAAAACCTGAACTAAAGCCACTTTCCTAATCATCGTGGCTGGTTTTTCCTTCCACATTGAGAAAGGTTTTCCGTTCTTGTCCTTTCTTAAGTATTCGTCAAGGCTTACTTCTACCTTTGCTGGAACTCTCCAGTCTGTTCTATATGCCTCTGCCCAGCCTCCGACTAACTTCTCTCCAGAAAGAACTACGCTCCCTTCTCTGTAGATGAGTTTTTCTTTCCTCTGAACGATTATCCCGGCTCTATACCCTGCAAACTTTCCGCTTTTTTCTGCTCTTTTAAGAAAGGCATACTTTGAAATGACAATTACAGGTTTTCCTTCTCCATACTTTTGAAGGTGGAGGTCGTAAGGGTTGAGTCTTTGAGCCTTACAGTAGCGGAAAAATTCTTTAACGTCATCTTCTGTTATGTTCTTTGCCGAAACGTGATACTTGAGGTAATCCCTGATTTCTTCTTCTGTCCACTGTGTTCCGTCATCTGCAATGATGATTTTTACGCTGGTATTAGAAGTTAATGTTTCCATTGCTTACCTCCTTTAGCTCGTTCTGACTTTTCTTTGCAGGTCTGATTGATAGATATTCAGTTTCTGTAACCGTTATAAACTTTTCTGCCTTATCTCCGAGTTCTTGTCTCAAGAGTTTCTTGTCAACCGTTTCTCTCTTGACTTTCTGAATCCTTAAAACAAACTTTGTTCCGCTTTTTGTGATAACAGAAGTCTCCTCAATGTTCTGGGTTATAAGTTCGCCGAAGATGATTCCTCTGATTTGCTGTTTTCTGTCGTTTAGCTCTTGAATTTGAGCTTCTATTTGTTCATATTCGTTTACAAGCTCGGTGATGTTTACTTGTTGTTGTTCTGTGCCGATTCCTTCGGGGGTCGGCTCTTTTTCTGTTCTGATTGTGTAGTTAAATTCTTGTGTTTTCATTTATTCTCTCCTTAATTAAGGTTTAAATTGCTTGCGTCTATTAAGGTAAAGCCTGAGCCCTTGAATAAAAGTAAGATTGCTTCAAACCAGCTTTCTGCTGCTCTGTCATCTTCAAAGGGAATAAGAAGAGGTTGCTGAGTTTCTTTAAAGTGAACGGCTAGATACCTACCTTTCAGCTTCTCTATGTGGGTTACGTTGTCAAGGTTAATTAAGAGTTTTTTGTACCTTAGCCACGCCCTTTTCAATTTTCCCTCCTTTTATAGGATTCCTAAGATTCCTCTTAAAGAGAAGTTCTGTTTGACTATTTTCTTATAAGCCCACTCCTGTAGGCGGTCTAAGACTCTTGGCGTGTAGCGTTTAGCTATTTCTTCAAACGTGATGTTTGTGGTTATGGCAACGGGTTTCTGGAGGTCGTAGCGGGTTGTGATGACAACCTCTACGATGTAGGCGTTGTAGTCGGACCTGTACTCTCTTCCAAGGTCGTCTATCACAAGAAGGTCAACTTCTTTGATGTCTTTCTGTAGTTCTCCTTTGTCAAAGGCGGTTCTTAATTCCATTGCTGAATAGAACTTGGCAGTTGCTATCTTTCTCTTTTTCAGGAGCCACCACGTAGCTGTTACTACTGCCTGCGTTTTTCCAGTTCCAACAGAGCCGAGCAAAAGCAGGGAGAGCGGGAACTTTTCTTTTGCCCATCTTCTCGCTATCTCAAAAGCTTCTATGGGGAACTCCACTCCATCAATTACAACAGAGTTCCTGAGGGTTTCCTTTTCTATGGGGTCAAGGTATTTTTCTGGGAATCCTTGTTCTCTTAGGGTTGAAATTGCAATGCTTTTTGGCAGGTCTAAAAGTCTCTTTTTTACAAACTGTCTGCCTTTTTCGTCTTCCCAATACTCCCAAATAAAGTTTTCAGACTTGATAGTTCTAAGAAGCTTTAAAGCTGACATTTTAGTCCTCAGATTCGGTTAGCTGGATTTTTGTTGCAAACTCTTTTGAAACGCCAAACTTGGGATTCGTTGCTACTTGGCTTTCTCCAAAGTCAATAGGAGCTTCCTTTTCAGATTTCCACCACTCGTAAAGTTTCTGGAGCTGTGTCTTGAAGTAGGGAAATCCGTCGGCTCTCCTTTTCGTGTAGCGGTTGATGAATAGGTCCCACAGGATTTTGAAAAGTTCTTCTTCGCTTAAGCCTGCATCTTCAGACAGTGGTTTCAATGCTTTTAGAACTTCTTTAAGGATTTTGCCGTCCCGGGCGTAGTTTGCTGCCATAGGACTTCCTGTTTCCTCTTGATACCTGCCGTAAGCATAGTAGAGGAGCTCCCTCACTTCTGGATGAGTTGGGTTTTTCTTCTCAATCTCTTTGTTTAGTTTCTCTATTAGCCCGTCCAAAGTCTTTATGGCTTTCGGAGAACCGGAAAGGAGTTCCTTCTTGCACTTCTCCAGCTCTTTAAGGATCGTTTTATACTTGCAGCGAGCCATTACTCAATACCTCCATACTCTTTTGGAACAGGAATGCCCAGAGATTCACAGAATTTGAGCCAGTTAAGTTCAGCTTCAGAAGCTAACTTCTCTTCATAAAACTTTCTGCTTATTTCTTCCCACTCTTCAGGCGTTAGTTGTGCCTGTTCTTTTATGTCCTGAATCCAGTCCTTGGCATATTCGGGATGAAGAACATAGCGAACCCACCACTTTGTTATTTCCCTGAACCATTCTGCTTTTTCCCAGCCTCCCCTAACCATTACAAAGAGAATTCTGTCTCTGATGTACTGGTCCCTCTGAAAGTTTCTGGCTTCCGGAGTGTTCCCTTCTTCTCTCATATAAACTGCGTCAAGTTCTTTGAGTTTGTGTTCTATTTCCTGAATGAGGGACACAAGCTGGTGAACTTTCAGCATGACGTCTCTTCTTCTTGAATCCACAGGCCCCAGTTCTGCTTTGAATCTTCTTTCTTCTTCCTGATGTAAATGGTTTTTGAAGCCGACAAGCTTCTTGGCAACATACTTTCTGAGATGCTCAGGAACTCCAGCAAGCTCCATTGCTTCCTTTGGAGCACTTCCCGTTTCAACGTAAGCCCTACACTCTCCTACCCAGTATTCAATCGTTGCAAGGGGAATGTCCGTATCTTCAAACTTTGCGTATTCGGTTGTCTCTTCGGATTCTTTTTCTTCCTGTTCACCGTAGTATTCCTCTGCTTCTTCGGGAGTCATGAAAAGTTTTGAACTGTTGGAACTGTCGGGAGTGGAGGGGATAGATGGGGAATTTTTTACCTGGGTAACAGATTCCCCAGATTTAAGCCAATTGATTATAGTTTTATGGTCTATTTTCTCTCCAAACTCCTCTTCTAACTTTTTCGCTATCTCCCTGTAAGAAAGTCCCTGCTCTCTCAGTTCCTTCGCTCTTTCCTTCATCTGTTCTTTTCTGGACTTAATCAGTCCAGCCTGAGAAAGGACTTTTCTGACATAGCTTGGAGTAGTTTTTAAAGCTGTTGCTATAAGCTCAATGTCTCTGATTCCGTCTTCCCAGTCCTGGATTATTGCTCTCTTCTTCTCCTTTCCACTCAAAGGAGTGTCTATGTTTCCCGCTTCCGTGTTGGCGGCTTGAGCTATCAACTTGAGGTAAAGGGGCGGAATGTCCCACCTTTCTCCCCAGATTGTTTCGTGGTCTTTTATCAGGTGGCTTTCTATCCTGTGGTTTCCGTCAACTAATACATCCTTTTTGTTAATCAGGATTGGTGGGAATACTGCTCCTTCTTCAAGAGCCGTGGCGTAAATTTCTACTTTTTCAAAATCTGTTGCTTCTCTCGGATAGATTCCCTGATCCCTCTTGACTCTCTTGATAGGAATCTCTACAAAACCCATTGGTTTAGCTCCAATCTTAATAAGAAGCCTGTAAAGGTCTGGTCTCCTGTTCTGAATCCCGAGCTTTACGATTTCTTCAAATGTTCCGTTAGCCATGCTTTATCCCTCCTATCAATCCGAGTTTTTGAACTCTCCAGCGAACCGAATAGACAGTCCTTCCAAGTTTTTCGGCTATTTCCCTGTGAGTCATCTTCTTTTCAATAAGCTTTCTTAAAAGCTGATCCTCTGATGGTGTCCACTGCTTCCCTCTCCTCTCTGCTTTTTCATCTGCCGAGTGCATGTAGTTTCTTACTCTTTTCCTGGTGTCTGCTTTTCTCCTTTTTGTCTTTGCCTTTTCGTAGCACTTGCGGGAGCAATATTTGTCTTGCTTGCCACGGCGAGGGAAGAAATCTTTTCCGCATACAGGACATTTCTTTAAGAGTTCATTAAGGGGTTTGGTTTCCCCGGAAGCAGGATTTTCAAAAATTGGAGGGTCGTATTCAGGAAGAACTTTCAAAAGTCCCTGCCCAACCATTACTTCAACGAAGTTCCTTACCTTGTTCCTGATGAACGAGCGGGGAAAGATTTCCCCGTATTCATTCCACAGTTCTTCCGTTATGTCTGAAATCCTAAAGTACTTCCTTTCAAGAATTGCTTCATATATTCTTTCTTTCATTTAGACCCTCGCAATGATTCTCTTAAAGACTTCTTCCATGAGCTTTTTAGAAGGTTCGTTTGTAGTCCTTTTTGCAAGCTTCATAGCATTGACAAACTTGAGAATTGAAAGTCCATACTTTTGAGCAAGCTTATAGGCAGTATCTACATCAGCTTCAATCTCCAGGACTTTGAGGAGCTCCTTAACATCTGTTTTTGTAATGGTGTCAAGAGGAACTTCTTTGATTACTCTTTCATCAAGGGAACCAACTCTGGCTACGAGCTTGGGCAGATTTTCGTTTCCTATTAGAACAAATGGGAAAAGTGTTTCCTCAAGAATTAGCTTTATCGTTGCAGCAGTATCCTTATGAACTAAAACAAATTCAGCTTCGTCAACAATGATGACGTATTTGCGGTGTTTTGCAAATCTGGTAAGATATTTAAGAGTGTCGTCAAAACTTCTGCCTGTTGGACATTTGACAGCACTTGCAACTGCACGCAAGAGCTTGTTGGGGGTGTCCATCTTTGGATGCCCCTTCACAATTCCGATGTTGTCAAGCCCGAGCTTTTTCTCTAAAGCCTTAATCCCCCAGGTCTTACCTATTCCGTAGCCACCGTATGCGATGGCTACGGCTTCAATGCCCTCCTCAGAAAGTTTGTTAAGCTCGTGAACAAGAGCAGCGAATTTTTTCAAAACAGTTGTGTTTGCTATACTTTCAGCGGAAACTCTCATTGGAGACCCCCTGATGTTTGATTGGATTCTGAAGCGTTCTGCGTCTTACTGCGAGACTTTAAAAGGAGAAGCCGATTTTGAATCAAAGAAAGAGCTTGCACGGCTTGTAAGAGAGAAAGGGTGGCAATTCGTGTATAGCTGGACAGCTCAGAATCTTTCTCTCGTGAAAGAATACTTAGGACTTCCTCAATATCAAAGAGGAGCAAAGAGATGGCAGAAGCATAAACCGATGCTTTATCTTTCTGCTTACGTTCTCTGCCGTATCGGGAACAGGTTTGTTGAACGGGCTGATTGTCTTTCCCTTGCCTCTGAAGTGAGGGATGCAATTGCAGTCGCTGGCGAACAAGGACTTCTAATGGTTTTTTCTGATTTTGAAGCTCTTGAAGATTTTGTCCTTGACTTTCTTGACGGTTCTCCTGATGATTACCTTTAGCCATTTCTTGCCTCCTTCTTGAGCTTTTCTATTTCTTCTATCTCTGAAGCGTAAAGGCTTTCAGCTAATGGGTTTTCTGTTTTAAATCTTTCGTACATTTCCCAGATGGTTTCTGGAACATTTCCACGGTTGTCTATGATGTAGGAAAGGAGCTCGTAATCATCTGTTGGAACAAACAAACTTTCTTCTTGGACAGGTTCCTGAATGAGTTCTGGTTCTGCTTCTGGTTCACCAGGAATAGATTCCTCTTTAAGAAGTGCTTCCATTTCCTTGTAGTGAAGCTTTGTTTCCGCTTCTTTTTTCTTTTCCTGCTCAAGGCGGTGGAGTTCCAGCCTTGCCTTAATGGCTTTTTCAAATTCTCTTGCCTTTTTCTCCCTTCTTTTCTGTTTTTCCCTCCAGGCTTCAGGGTGTCTTTTGCTTTCTGCTACTGCATCGCAGATAAACTTGCCGTCTAAGGTAAAAACTTTTATGTAGCTGTCGTTATTGTCGTCAAGCCTGACTTCAACTTTTTGTCCCTCATATTCTTCAAGTTCGTCTGCGTAGTAGTACTCGTTATCAAGCCTAATCGTTGCTTTTGTAACGGTTCTAACTTTTCTTTCTGCAAATGCCCAGTATAGGAAATCTCCGTCAATTCCTTTTCTTTCAAAAGGTCTGTATTCTTCTGCTTTTTCAAGGTTGTAGTTTTCTACATATTCGCTGAATTTTTTCTCATATTCTTCAAAGGTTAGAAGTTCTTCTTTTCCCCAAACCCTTTCAATTTCCTTTCTGAATCTAGGATCCTGCTGAGAATAGCCAGGCATTAATTTGCAAAACTGTAGTTTTATCGTTCTAAATCCACCTTCAACAACTGGCTTTTCCCATCCTGAAAAAGGACGAGCTTTTGAAACATATACTCTAAGTTCCTTTAGGCCTGCCAGTACTCTTTCAGATTGGAAGTCCTTTCCCCAGTCTGTCTTTATAGCCTGAGGAAGTCCGTACTGTTTGATTGCCGAGAGAATTAGGTTTGCAACCGTTCCTGCATGTGGATTGTAAGGAAGAAGAAGATAACTGATTATGTACCCGGAGTATGAATCCCTAATAATAGAGAGCCACGGACGAATTTCTTTCCCTTTGTAAAGGACAAAGTTGTCCATTCTCGTATGGTCCCATTCCCACCTTTCATTAGGTGCAGAGCGATTAACCTTTCCTGCACGAGGCTTATGTTTTTGAGCTGCCGATTCGCCATTTCTTAACCTTTCAACGTAATATCTCTTCCGCAAGTAAAAGTTGTTTAGATATTGTCTTAACTGCTCGTATGTAAGTTCTATTCCACATTCATTTGCAACTTTTTTGACTTCTTGATAAATAGACTTGATGGTGTATTTTTCCGGTCTGCAGAACATTGCTTCTGCTAGGGAAAAGACATGTCTTAGAGCTTCCGAGTATTCTTTTTTCCTGATACCCACAAGAGCTTTTACCCCTTCTGTTGTGTATGTTTTGCACCAGCGGTGAACGGAAGATGGAGTTTTTCCGAATTCTTTTGCTGCCTTTCTTACTCCAAAGCTAAAAGCGTACTTAACTACAGTAAGTTTTTCTAATGCCTCACTCCTTTTCTCAGCTGATAACTGGTTAAGTTCCTGATTGTCTCTATCTGTCAAAACAGGTGAAAAAGATGAGGCAGGCGGGGGCGAACCTGCCTCATGAAAGTTTGGGGAGGGAGAAGGGGGCTCAGGGGTGCCTGCTAGACCCTCGGCAGAAAAGCTAGAAAGGACTTCCCGAGCATCAGAAAGGACGAAATAGACATGTTTGCCTACTCTCTTCTTCTCAACTACCCTTAACCTCTTGCCGATTGCCTCAAGCCTTTCGTTGATACGCTCTATGTTGTTTGCATACTGATTTCTGAACGTTCCGATACTTATTTTCAGTATTTCAGAAAGCTCTCTGGCAGTGAGCTTTTTCATTATTCCTCCACTATCGTTCTAACACCCGGTGAAAGTTTCTTTAGAGCTTCGGCAAGAGCTTTTTCAGGACTTTCGGCTTTTATCTGAATCGTTTCCCCTGTTTTGTTGTCAATCACAACTTCAGCTGGAACGCTATTACAATATTCGGTTAAGAGTTTTTCACATCTTTCGCTGTCCCAGTCTTCCTTCTCAAGCTCCTTTAAAGCCTCTTGCAGATACCAGCTAAAAGGTTTATCTTTCATTACTGTCCTCCCAACTTGTTGAAATGCCCTGATAAGTGGAAGGGATTGCGACTTCCTCCCTTAGTTCTGGAATTGCAAGGCAGAAAAGAACTATGAGCAGGACCAGGGCGAGATACTCCATCACTCGCCCTCCCTGTTTCTTGAAGATTTCACAGCCAATACAACTTCAGCAGCCTTTATGAGAAGTTCCTCAGCCTCCTTGTGAATCCTATTAAGCTCCTCATCTGTGATTTTTCCGTCCTCTATAGCCTCGGCATGAACTTTTAAAACGTCCGCAAATTCCTTAGTAAGGAGAGAAATCTCTTTCTGAAGCTCTGCAGGAGAGTGAATTCCGTGAATTCTGACGAACACTCCTCCACACTTCCTCGCAAGCCACTGAATTAAAATGTCATTGCCGTATGCTCTGTTGAGCTCGGGAACTCTCGGAAGGGGAGGATTGTAGGTGGGGTCGGTGTGGTAGCGGCGGACGGTTTCAGTGCCGATTCCCATTTCATCGGCGATTTCAGAGTGCGTTTTCTCACTGAAAGCCCTTGCCATATTTAGGGCTTCCTTGGCATTCATTGATTCGTAAGGTAGATTTAGTTCTACTTTGGTTTTTCTTCTTCCCATTCTCTATTCCTCCCAACTTGGTTTTGCTAAATTTGAAAAGGGGATAGAGGACAAATACGTGCAGGAGGTACATCGTGCGAGGTAAAAACCTTAAGCCTGGAATGAAAGCTCCTAAATCCGGACAGTATCGCAATACTAAAACAGGTTACGAAGTTACAGTATCCAAGGGAGAACGTCTTCCTCCCTCTCCTGTTAAGGGAGCAAAGTACGTTCTTGCAGACCCCACAAAGCATAAGAAAAAGTAGTTTGCTTCTGTCCTCTATCCCCCTGTAAGTTTTTCGTATTCTTCCAAAAGAACCCAAGCTTCTTCTGTATATTCCTCTGGAATTTTCAGAACAACAAGTTTTGGGATACCTTCCACTATAAAGAAATCCTCTGCCTGTCTTGAAAAGAAACGGATGAATCTCTCCATTTCTTCTATCGTGTGGCATTTCTTTGGTATCAGCATCATTCCTCCCAACTTGGTTTTTGCTAAAAACAAGACCAACTTTGGCTAAGATTGAAAAGGTAAAAGGAAGGGTCATTTTTCCTCCGTATAAGGGAAAAGTTTTTCGCCAACTGCTTTTTCAATTTTTCTTGCAAGGCGGCGAGAGGCTGTGTAACCGTTCAGAAGCGAATAGACATGAGAGGGTGGTTCATTTATGTGTTCAGCAAGAGCTTTGATTGTTGGGAACTTTTTTCTGATTGCGTCTTTTATCTTTTTACTCTGTCTCTTGCCTATAAATCTTCGGCATTGTGGTATCATTATCTTTACCTCGCTACCTATTAGGTTGTGTAGGCTTTAAAGGTGCTTACTGATAGTATAGTTCACTTTGTGAACCTTGTCAAGGGGATTAGATACATTTTGTGAATTATTTAGATGGGGAATTTTTTACCCAGGTAAAGAATTCCCCAGAGAGAAAAACATGAGCTTAGGTAGAAGAATTAAAGAGTTGCGGGAAGTGCTTAATTTGACACAACCTGCTTTTGCGGAAAAAATTGGAGTTACCAAAAGAGCTGTTCAGGAATGGGAAGCAGGGAGACGTTCACCCAGTGAACCTGTGTTACGTCAAATCGAACAAACCTTCTCCGTCAACCCTTCCTGGCTCAGGGAAGGAAAGGGGGAGATGTTTCTTCAAAAGGAAGAGAGAGAAGAAGAAACTCTCTTAGAGCTTTTCAAAGCTATGGAAAAGTTAGAAGGCAGAGTTCCGAGGGCTGTCAAAAAAGCCATACAACGCATGTATGAAACACAAGATGTAAGGGGGTTAATTGAGATTTTCACTGATTACCTTTATGACATAGCAGAAAATGCTATCAATGAATATCGTACTGGGAGAAGGTTAAAGGGCAACTATATCGGAAAAGGCAACATGAATGTTCAACTCTATGAAGAGGGGAAAGATGAGAAAAGGTAACTATATAGGTGGAGGGGATAGGAACATTCAGATTTATAATGAAAATGGTACTGTTAATTTTCAAATGTGCCCAGAGTATGAAAGCCTGAAAGTGGCTGCTGAACAAGAATTAGAGAAACTAAGAGGATTACATCAGGAAGCCTTACAAATAGTTAACTCGGCTAAAAGCCTTCAATATCTCATTCATGCTATTCTGGTAATTTGGGTAATAGTTGTTTCTGTATTGGGTTTTGTGTCCAACAACATCTTGTCTTTCGCGTCAATAGCACACGAGTATATCCTTAAGTTCACGTTGATGGCTTTATGTAGTATGCTCGTTTTAGGTTTGGCGAGAATGGAGTTTGAAAAAAGCTATTCCCATTTTCTCAGAAAGAACTACTATCGCTTCAATGCAATAGATAAAGCTTTGACGGAGCTTTACGCATTAACTTGCCAGAAATTCGCAGATACCCCCTTAGCTGGAAATCTTAGAAAAGGAATGGATATTTTAGCCGCTTTAAAACAAGACTACGAGACATTCGCCAAAAAGGAGTCCAAAAGGCTTAAGGTAACATTCTGACGGAGATAAAAAGAATGTTATGGAACTTTTATGTGGCTCAATACAAAGACGAATATAAATGGAACAGACATGTTACAAAACACATAAGAAGACTTAAACATATAACGCAAGAAACTATCCCTGTTCCATATGATATTGCATATAGGGACATCAATTTAACACTCCTATTTGGTGGCAAACCAGTTCTGGTAATCTTTGAGCCAAGTGACTATAAAAAGAAGTTTGTCTTATATAATTGCCAAACAAAATGGATGCTTATCCTTCTTGCAACACGTGACGAAAAGACTATAGTTACCTCATTTTATTTAACAGAGGCAGATACGCCAGAAGCATATTTTAAAAATGTGAAGGGGTATGAGGAGATTACTCCAAACACCCCTGACGAGAAGGTAAAGGAGGTCGCCGATGAAGGACAGGGTTACTATAGAAGACTTACTGAGAAGGAAAAGGAGTTTCTTCGCCAGTTACGAAGTCAATGTAGATTTGTGGGATGCTAAGAACTTTGACCCTGAAGTTGATTTCTTTGACTTAGAAGATATGTTGGCATCTCGCTATTGGCTAAAACGTCTGGAAGCAGCTGGACAATTAACGCCAGAAGAAATAGCAAAGCTACACGAATTAGAGCGCAAGTTTGAACAGTTGGGCATTCCAGAATTTGTAAAAAACCGGTTCCCAGCTATTTACGACAAATGGATAAAGTGGTCCTCTGTTGGATTCTGGGAGAAAGTTATTTTGGTTCTTAGCACTCAGCTTCTTAATGAGTTTCAAACATCCGACAAGTTGCGCGGCCTGATAGGTAAAGGAAAACCTATAAAACTACATTGGGGAAGAAGGAAAGATGAAAGTAAAAAGTTTCAACCTATTGCAGCTTGAAAAGATTGAGGTACCTCTCTTTACATATAACATAAACCTCACACTAAGTGAGAATGACCAGGAGGTTATGCCTATTGAAGAGAATTTGAAGCTTAAGGCTTTTATTAAGACAAAAAAAGATGACGAAACAAAGTTCCGTCTTGGACTCATATTAGAAACCGCCGAAAAAAACAAATCAAAAGTTGATTTTGCAATCTTAAGTCTTTTCTACTTTAAGGGCGATATTCCGATAACAGGAGAAAAAGATAGGGAAGCCCCTTATATAACAACTGCTTTAAGTGTTTCTTATTCCACGCTGAGAGGATACTTGTTCCAGAAAGTCCCTGAAATAGGCCTCTTGCCTCTCATCCCTATGAGTGACCTTCATAAGGCTCTTGAAGAAGGAACAAAAGAATTTTCTCAAGAAAACTCCGTAAAGTAGCCCACCCTTGCCCACCCTGTCCACTCTTCGGGAGTTAGCATCAGTTAAAACCACTCCCGGAGGGTGTTATGGCAAAGAAAGAAGAAGTTCAAAAGCAAACCCAAGAAGTTCAAGAACAATCCCAAAAACAAAAATACGATAGAATCCTTTACGCTGGTCCTACGATAATTAACGAGAAATTCTTCCTCCGAAGAGGTCAAATCTTCACTGAAATTCCTCGTTACGTTCCAGAAAAGCTCCGGAAGTTCTTCATTCCTCTTGCCGATTACTCCCCCGAAAAAGAGAAAGAGCTTGAGAAAAAAGCCGCAGAGTATCTCAAAACCAAAAAGAGAGGTGAATAATGCTGTATAGAGGAGTTGAAGTCCAGGAACTTCCCACCTCTTTGATTCCGCCGGTCAGAACAAGCACCATAGTGGTAGTAATCGGAACAGCCAGCAAGGGACCAAAGAACATTCCGACGGCGGTTTTCACCTATTCGGAATTCGGAGAAACCTTCGGAATAACCGGAGACTGGGAAAACTACACCCTTGAAGAAGCCGCCTACGTTGCCTTTGCCCTTGAAAAGGTTTCTCCCGTAATCTTCATAAACG